GAATCGAAACGGGATTAGGCAACGGTCATCCAGCTAGGTGGATTGGCCGCATAGGTTGGCTTGGCAGTGACCGACACGGTGATCGCTTCTTCGAGAGCTTCATTGCGAGAGAAGCTGGCGATGCGGAACGTGGCTCGCAGGCCTTGGGAACCGCTACTACCTGCTCCGGTGATCAGCCCGTCCATCACGGCGAATTCCACCGTGCTGTTATTCAGGAACGCATCGCGTACAGCGCCAAAGTCGGAGTCGGCCGTATCCCAAACCATCTCGAATTCAAGCGAAGCATCCTTGAGAGTGCCGACGGTCGCTCGCCAGCCGTTATTTCCGCGGGTCGAAACATCGGCCTCTCCTGTTTCCAGGTTCAGCGTCAAATCTCGAACGTTACCAATGAGGTCCCAGGTGGGAGCCGCGTAGGTCCCGGCGTTACGGTAAAGCTTGGCATCAAGTCCAAGTTTGGCTGGCATATTTGTGACTCCTTAACGAACGCTGTTGGCCCACATTGGGGGTAATCGATCTTTGACTTTGTCTAGCGCTGGACCCATGAAGGGTCGCTTGGGGTATTGTTCCTTGCGAAACCTACCTCCGAATTCATGTGCTTTGCCGGCAGTGCCGACCACCGAGATGTCTGGTCCGATGGTTGCGATCCCCCGCTGCTTGTCGATCGCATAGACGATCGCTCGCTTGAGTTGTCCTTTGCGAGTATTCGGAGGCGTACCTGGCATCGATGCGGTCTGCCGACGCTTGATCGAGCGACGAGCAACCAAGCGAATCGCAGCTGCCGCATGACCAAGACTTTTGAAGCTGCCTTGCTGAGCCTTGGCTTTGACCTTGTCGAATGATTTTTTGGTGGTGACTTTAGCGCCGATCATGGTTGTCCTTACGGTGCGGTGAATCCTTGTGCATTGACGTAGACCGCAGCACCAGTGGTGATGCACGCAAAGTTCAGAGCCGTGTTGGCAGTGGTCTTGAGTGGATTTTCAAAAATGATCTCAGCCATCGGAGCGTTAGCACTCAGGTGGCCTCGCCAAATGATCGTCGCTCCGTCTTTAAGGACGACTTCCGTGGCGACTGCCGAGTTGTTCGAAAGCTGCATCGAACAGATGTAGCGACGCAGACCGGCTCCGGCTGCAGCAGACAAAACGGCATCGGTCGTATTGATCACGCCACCTGCGGCAGACGCAAACGACCATTCAAGTTCTGGAATCTGCCATGGTCGCGTTACGAGCACCCCTTGCAGTGTGGAAACTAGATCGGCGACATCGCCCGAGGCGACACTCGCATAGGCTGCCGTTTGTGCACGACCTGCCACACGCACTGGACTGCCGGCAACCACAGCATCGTGAGCCGCTTGACCAGCGACGTTAGCTGTTACGGTTCCGATGTTGGTTGTCGTCGCAGTCGCTCCGGTGAGGATCACACCTAAGCTTTGTCCAATGACGGTTTGTCCTCGGCCAGCGGTGATTTCAGCAGTAAGTTCTGCGTAATCCTGGCAATTAATGAACTGGGACTGGAAGGAAATCGCTGCGGGTGCAGCTGCAAGAGCGATCTGTCCAGAACCAGTGACATAGGCACCAGAAAAGACCGTTCCGGTTAGATCAATCGTGTTTGCGTCGATGACACTCGCCGAGTAATTACCACGCAAGGCCGCTCCGTTATTAGTGACACCGCTGATGTATTCGACCCAGATCGTTGGCGTTCCGGTGTAACCGTGCGCAGTGGAGGTCAATCGAATGACATTGCCAGGACCAGCGACTGCGTTGGATACAAACCTGAACGCTTGGTGGTTCATCGAGCGGATGCGGATCTTGTAAACCGCGATCGGATCAGGGATCTGCTGGTGCCTAACGTAGGAATTCGATCGGCCTCCGGTCGAATCCATCACGCGCGAGTGGAAATAGCACTCGTCTGAAAACGGTTCGAGTTCGAGAATCGAATAGGTAGCTGTAGACAAGATGGCGGAGGCTGCCGATGCAATGGGAACCAATCCGCCATTTTGGACGCTGTAGACCATATTGGTCACAGTCGTGTTGGCAGCACCCCCGATGTCCATGCTAAGACTGTGCTTGCCATCGGGAATCCCGGTGACCGGGTCGACCGATACGGCTTCAATAATGTGGTGGTTGTTGGCTTGCCGGGTACCCCCGGACTGCACCGCGATCATGGCTCTGAATGGAATCGTGAACGTTTCCTTCGAAAGCAGCTCTGCGAAACCGCCGGCCGTTATCCCTGAGTTGATCGTTAGAACACCACCAGAGACGCTAGCAGTAGAGCCCAAGCCGGTAGTCAGGTCCCAAAGCTCCGTGAGGTTCCGAGTCCAGGAATCCCGGAACTTCTTCTGGATCGATTTGCCACACATCGGGCGTGACGATCGGGTCGTGTTCACCTTCGTTGATTTCGTCTTTGTAGGCTAATTTACCAATGTAGGTCACGTTGGTAAGGAGTCGGAACAGCGTTGCTTTGGTGAACGGCGAACCGCCTCGAAGTATGCCCTTCTTGGTATTCCAGGACTTGTTGTTCCAACTGCGATTGTCAAGTTCTGCGATGGTCGCCATGATCGATTCTCGGTCGATGTACAAATCGTAGATCTTGCGGACTCTGTTGGCTTCGACTTCATTCACACGGAGCTTGCCCCCCTGTGGATCAATGTCGTAGCCCAGCAGTGGCATCCCTCCGGACCATTTTCCCTTCCGCCGGGCGGCAGCGATTTTGTCGCGGGTCCGCTCTGATATGATCTCGCGTTCGAACTGGGCGAAGGAAAGCAGTACGTTTAGCATCAGCCGGCCCATCGAGTTGGTCGTATTGAACTGTTGCGTCACGCTTACGAATGCGATTTGGTTACGTTCGAAGACTTCGAGCATTTTGGCGAAGTCCATCAGCGAACGGCTCAGTCGATCGACTTTGTAGACGACCACACAGTTGACCTTTCCAGCTTCGATGTCCGCCAGCAGTTGCTTTAGAGCCGGTCGATCCATGTTGCCACCGGTGAACCCACCGTCATCGTAGTGATCGGGCAGGCAGTTCCAGCCCTCTTGCGTTTGGCTTTTGATGTAGGCTTCGGCGCATTCGCGTTGAGCATCGAGGGAATTGAACTCTTTGTCTAGCCCCTCGTCTGTGGACTTTCGTGTGTAGATCGCACAGTTCAGCCTGTGATTGTTGTTGGGTTTGTTCATTGCTCCCCACCTTTCTTGCTAAGTTTGAAGAAGTGATACCCATTGCAGTGCTGCCCCGTGATCTTTTTGGCCACAGCGCTGAGTGTCTTGTAGATTGCTCCGTCGTATTCGAAGCCGGTTTCCAGGACCAGTACCAGAATCGTCTGGCCCTTGTAGACTCGCTCGATGACTGATCTAGGGGGAGGCAGACGGCTGTCTTCCCCCGGTTCGACGAATCCGGTCACCGTGTCGGCCACAGGATTTGTCACCGGTTTGGTAGCCTTGGGGGCCGTCGTTCGGATGTCGGTGCCGCGTGCTAGTTCGGCCGCCCGACGTCTAGCTCTCTCGGAAATGTCACCCTCGATATTGGCTTGCATCTTCCAGGCGATGCGTTTGAGTAGCCATTGCTTATTGCGAGTGTTTGTCGGCTCGCCCCACGTCTCTTCGAACCTCTCTCGCAGTTGCCCCACCGTCATGCGTTGGAGCAGCGCGACCTCTTTGTCGATGTCTAGTTGCATTGATTTCTCCTGAGAAAACGGACTCACTGGTCGTTAACCACGTTGGTCACAGAGAGCACGCTTTCTGGAGAAAGCTCAAGGCAAGCTGATGGTGATTTGTGCAGATCTTTGGCAGTTTCTGGATCGCGGATCGCCAAACGCGACTTCATGCGGACGACGCCTGCCGCTAGAATCCCAGCGATTTCCGATCGCCGAGCTGGGGCAGACAAAGAAGAAGGGGGAACAGTCGAGAGCAACTCGCACCTCCATGGACTTGGCCGCTATTGTGGGCGGCTTGGCGACAGACAATCGCAGCAACAACAGCCGCGTCTATCTGTAGGGATACCCGGTGCAAGTTCGAAATGACGGATAAGGGTGCGGAAGAGACCAGCAGTTGACCGTGCACCAGACTACCGCCAGAAAATTTTGTTGCGTTTTGCTTCCGCGTGCCCTCTAATACCTCCTGCGGGTAAAAGTCAAGCAAGTCTGGAGGCAGTGTTCGATGAAAAAACGTGATCGACGAAAGCGACAAACTATTACGGCACAAGCAGCCTCCAAGCTTTCATCTACTGAAACAAGCAAAGAATTAGCGAGACCGTTGCGGCGATATGCCATCTGGAAGTTGAGTGCGCTTTGTGCGTTCGTCGTCACTGTTCTAGGTATTTGGAGTCTCTCTGCTCCGTCGCAAACGGCGATTAAAACTGCGAATCCTAGATTGCGAGCCACGCAGCCAAAGGAGTCTGTTCTTCCAACCTTCGCTGACTTGACCAAGATGACCGAAGAGGAGTTGAGCAAGCAGGACATCGCTTTACTGAATCCGCGAGCTACTGATGGATTGCCCGGCACAGAGAATGCGAACGTTGCACAACTGCTGGCTCAGTTAGATGGCTGGGCGAAGAAGGTCAGGATAGACACCGATCGCAACCTCTACCAGTTCTTACAAAAGCCGAACGAATTCAACAACTCGGAAGCTTACTTCCG